AGTATTCTATATGAACGCATGTTCAAATTTCCATTTAAATTAGCTAATTCTTCTTCATCTTCAATATGTAATGCTTTTGCAATATGGCAGATTAAATGAAAATACTCATGAGCTACTGTATTTATAAATTGTTCTTCTGAACTTGTCTTACTGATTACTATAACAGAACTTTTCATTTTTAAGTTAGAATATGTTAAGCCGATATTTAAATTACAAGTTTCTAAATTATCCAAAGCTTCTCTTATATATTTATTAGGACAATTAATGTCTTTTAAAGTCTGAATTATATAATCAGTATCATCACAAGTAACACCATAAAGTATTTTGACGTGATAGTTTTTTATGAAGAAATCTTCTTCAATTAAATCATTTCGTCCCATTCAACAGGTATTCCCTAAGTTACTGTATCTGCATACCATCTATTAAAAACAATTCCATCATAGCCATCTTCGTCGTCTATTACATCTTTAACGTACATGGCCAAATGTTTTTCATCTATGATACTACTTCCTAAAAAATCGTTATTTCCCATATTATAGACATATACATAATCGTATAATTCATTATTATGTAAATCTATCTTATAAGCAGATAAAACCTAATCAACTGTTTCTTTAGTAACAGCAGGTTTTCCATGATGCATTTTACTTACAGCAAATTCACACAATTTCTTATTAAAATGTTGTCCATAATATTTAAGATAACGTTTTAATGAAGTTGGTCTATCATCGTATATGTCGAGAGGATTCCTTTTCATCAATAAGAACGTCTACCGCCACGACGCATACCATAGCGAGAACTGTACATATCATCATCGTCATCGTATTTCTTTCGATTACCGTAACGATTTCCATATTCTGAATCTTCTGCCAAATCTTCGAAAATAGCAGCTAAACATTCTGAATGTTTTCCAATTTCGGAAACAGCCTTCATGGCTTTTCCAAATTTATCGTCTGTAAATTCAAGTACTATCATTTCTGTATTAAGTTAAAAATTTTGTCAAGTTTAGACTCCACACCATCAAATCTTGTTTCAAGATTGGATAATCTTTCGTCTCTTTCTTTATCTATTGCAAATTGTGGATTTAATTGTTTTAAAATAGCTTCACAATCAACTATATTTTGTTTATAATCTTCAATATGTTCTACTATTTGCTTACTATTTTGTAAAACCCCTTCTACTTCGTTCTAAATACCTTGTTTAGTTTCACTAATAACAATTTTACCATTATTATAAGAAACTAAACTATTTATACTTGGAATAGAATTAAATTCTTGTATATTTCCATCCACTTTTACTTTTAAATCTACGGTCAACCCACCACCATAAGACATTTTTGGCTGACTTACTCCAATAACTTCTCCAACTTGATAGTTAAGAGTGGAAGTCTTATCTAATAAATAGATAGGACTTCCCTGAGATAATGCTGAAAACATAATCAATCAATTGTTCTAGACATTAATTGAAGCACTCCTCTTTTTCTATCGTTAAATACTTTTATAGTACTAACATTAAGAAGTGCAGCAGCTGTTACTGGAGTTCCATTGGGAAAAGTTAATGCTCTGGTAGTTCCGTTCATTGTGAGAGTAATAGGTAATGTAGTTGTAGCATCTGCTGGAACTACTTCACTTATTACAATTGTCAGATAACCTATTGGCTAAATTCTACGAAATCCAAGAGCAATATCAATGGTTTCAGTTCCTATAGTAGTATTGGTGCTTACAATATAAGGAATACCACCTGCGTTAGTTGCTAAAATTTGATTACAACAATTCATATTATACCTCCTAATTCCTTAATTAAAATATTATTCCGCCACCAAAACCATTACCCCAAACGTTATTGTAGCCAGAATAGTTTGGACCTACATAGGGAGTAGCGTTAGCTGCTACAATATTAGGCCACTGAACAGGAACAGTGTTTGGTTGTTTAGCTGCTATGCCATTAATCTTATCGTTTAATGCGTTAAAAGCAGCATTGAAAGCTTCAGTCTGTTTGTCATTACTAATTTGACCTCTCAACTGAGTAATTATATCACCCTGAGTATCAATCTTATTCTGTAGTTCTCTTTCTTTGAGATCACAGAACTCTTTAGTAATGAGTGTGTTTTGAGCAGCAATAGCGTTAAGAACAGTATTAGTGTTTCTGTCTGCCTGTGAACCGAGTTGATTTGTTTGCTGACAAACAGCTAACTGGTCAGCAGCTTCAGCTTGAGCAGCCTGAAGAACAGCAGCAGAGTGATTAGCTGCCATCTGAGCCTGTAAAGCATTTGTTTGCTGAGCTGTAGCTAATTGCTGTGCAGCAAAATTAGAAGCAGCTTGACTCTGTAACTGATTAGTTTGTTCTACAACAGCTAATCTGTTTTCGCAGCAACA